AATAATTCAACCTCAATACAAGGAGGATTAATAAAAACAAATTCAGGAAGACAAGTAGCAATAGGAGGTATTGATCCTAATGCTACAGATACATATGTTAAACTAACAGTCCATGCAACAGGGGCATCTAATAATTTACTAAGAGTTCAAGCTAATAGTGCTTATTCAAAGGGTATAGAATTTTATGATAATCAAACAAGCGCTCCTGAATGGTCTTTATATAGTCCTGCTTCAAGTGAAGAGTTAAGATTTCAAGCTAAAGGAGTTAGTGATAGAGTTTTTTTTACAGCTACTGGAGGCCTTGCTTTGAATAATTCTACTTATATAATGGGTTATAAATATCCATTTACAGATGATACATATATAGGACAAAATGCAGGTTTAAGTGTAGGTTCAACATCAAGATATATTACAGCTGTAGGAGCTGAAGCAATGAGAAATAACAATACTGAATTTGGAGGTGTAGCTATAGGTAATTCTTCGTGCAACAGTCAAGTAGCAGGTCAATACAATGTTGCAATGGGTATTAATAGTTCAAGATTTAATAATACAGGTTCTTTTAGAACTGCAATGGGACATAACTGTATGATGTATCCAAGACATAATGATTATGATATTGCTATAGGGTTTGAAGCGATGGCTTGTTATAGTGATAAATATAATCCTGCAGGTTTTGATAGTTTAAATACAGCTATAGGAGTAGCATCAATGGGTGATATTCAAGGAACAGGAGTAAATGCACCTTATTATAATACCTGTGTTGGGTATGCTACACTCTATGATGGTAAAAATTGTCAAGGAAACGTTCTTATGGGTCATCTTGCAGGTAGAGAACTTATGACTGGTTGTAATAATAATGTTGCAATTGGAACTAATGCATTAAGACAAGGAAGACAGAATATGAGTAATAATACATACGTGGGTGCAGGTGCTGGGTTTTGGGCGGGAACTAATAATACAGCGATCGGTTATGAAAGTATGAGAAGCACAACAACAACGGCATCTTATAATACATGTCTTGGTTTAGGTGCAGGTTATAATGTAGCTGATAATAATATAATGATAGGTTATAATGCTTATCCAGGAACAGCAAGTTTAAGTAATAAACTTATTATTGGTGATGCTAATTATGGTATTCATGGAACAGATCTATACAGTGCAGGATTTAAGATGGGTATTAATAAATTTAATCCAACAGCACAATTAGATGTTGTGGGAACAATTAGAGCTACTACAGGTGGTGCAGGTATATATGAAGGTTATGATGAAAACCATGCTATTCATATGAGATTTGGAGGAACTGATATAATGAGATTTTATGAGTATGGTGAATATCAGTTTTATAATAATGGGTGTAAAGCATCACAAGCGTTAAGATTTAGAATTGATACTTCGGGTTATTCATATTTCTATCCAAAGACATTTAACACATTTAATATTATATCCACACCATACGTTAGAGGTGTAGGTGAAAGTTTTAGTTATAGTCAAGGTTCAGGCGCATACAAGCCTTATTCAGTCGCTACATTCAACAATCAATCATATACAGTTGCAGGTGGTCTTGTGAAGGCTCAACTGACAGCGACATCAAATACAAATCACAGCGCATTCAGTTCAACAACTGATGATGTCTTATGTGATTGGAAAGGTCTTTATGAGGTTTATATAAATATTAATCTTTCAAATTTATCAGGTTCTACCACAGCCGTATTCTTAAAAGTATATAAGAATTCAAGTGCAGTTGAGAGTGGAACAAAGACCTTAATTAACGGAGCATTAGAAAGCTTTAGTATGACAACAGTAGTTCAGTGTAATGCAACCGATGCTCTCAGTTTCTATATTCAACCTGATACACAGACTGTTTCAATTGTAAATGACAGCACCATGCGTATAGTTCAAATAGGTTAAATTTTTTTATAATATGTTTGTATATTATAAAACAATGCAAGACGATAAACAAATCTTAGACAGGATTGAAACCTTAACATACATATTAGATATTAAAAGAAAGGAAGTTGATAGTTTAATTAATCAAGTTAATTCATTATTATCTTTGTATAATACAAAGGATGGACGCACTACAACTATCAACCCTGATAATAACGATAATACTAATAGTGGAGAGAATAATCTCCAAAGTGAAACACTGTAAGAGTGGCTGTTGTGAGCTTGATATGAAAGAGGCAACAAGTCCAAAGAATGTAGCCTTAGACAAGGTATAGTGTTAAATACTGATTTATATAATGTATATACATTAAATAAGTCTTATAATAATGAAAATCAATATAGATTAACGGTATATTTATGTAGATTTAGAATATAAAACCGGTTTTATATTCTAAATAAGGGTATTTTAACCGTAATTCAAGGTATATTTACATTATATTGATATATATTAGGTATATCCACATTTAACAATACTCTTATTTAAGAAATTTTTAAATTTTATATTATCCTCTTATAAAGACATGTCAAGCATTCAAGAAGTCATAAGACAAAACAAACCTAATATAACTGCATCTACCCTTCGTAGTTATTCCAGTATGATTAACTCCCTTCAAAAGAAGCTCAAGATTGATAAGGCTTTATTACCTGATGTAATAGAAGATCATGAGAAAGATATTAAAGAGATGTTAAAGGACAAACTCCCTAAGTATAGGAAGACTGTGTTAAGTGCATTAGTTTCCGTTCTTGCAGGGAAACCTAACTCTAAGACTTTGAAATCATTTAGAGAACAGTTAATGAGCGACAGCCAGGTATATGAGAATGAAGTTAAAGAACAGAAACTTGCTAAGGGGCAAGAAGATAGTTATATAAATTGGAAAGACATCCTTGAAGTTAAGGATAAAATCAAAGGTATAGTAGAACCTATTATCAAGTCAAAGAACCCTGATAAGAAGGAAAAGAAGTTATTACAACAATGGGCTTTATTAAACCTCTACACTAATCAAGAACCAAGAAGAGCTTTAGAGATTTCTACCCTTAAGTTAAAGCCTGAAGATAAGATGAAAGATAATTACATTGATGGTAAAGGTAATGCGATCTATAATACCTTTAAGACCTCTAAATATTTAGGGCAACAGAAAATACCCTTACATAAGGATACTCTCAAAGCTATTAAAGACTGGATTAAGTTAAGAGGAGTTGATAGTGAATATGTATTCTTAGACAGCGACAATAAACCTTTAAACTCAACCAAGCTTGGTAATTTACTCAAAGATATATTTGACCCTTTAAATGTAAGTGTTAATATCCTCCGTCATTCTTGGGTTAAACATACCCTTGGAGATATTGACCTTGAAAAGATACAGGATATTGCAACTAACTTAGGTCAGTTTAGATATACCCAGACAATGGAATACGTAAAGAAAGATACTGATGAGTTAGAAGAAAAAAACAAAAAGAAAATCTTACGAAATAGTAAATAATGGAAACTTTAGAAGAATACTTAAAATATAAACTATTTAATAAGAATGTATCCACTGTTAGACCTCGCAACCATCCAAACTTTCTTACCCAAGATAAAAGACCTTGGTGTTTCTATTGTTGCCAGAAGCACCACGGGATTTCTACCTGCATTCAAAAGATACGGGAAAAATCTACCTAAAGAATGGGTCATTAAAAGAGAGAACTTTATCAAACGACATCTGGTTCAATATAAGAAGAACCCTACCATTAGAAGAAGACTTGCTCTTATCACATGGGCTTTTGACCCTGAGAAATAATTTAATAATGATATACTATTAAATTATTTTTTAACCTTACGTGGAGGTATTCTACCTTGCTGTCTTAACTCACTTAGATTTACAGCTGTTAATTGTTTTTTCGCTCTTGCGAGAGGGAGACCTTTCTTTGAGAGTGGATTACCTCTTTCACCATAGACCTTATATAACTCTTGCTTTGGAAGCTTTCTAATCTTATACGGCATTCTTTATATATAGGGAAATATTTTAATCAAATAAATCTTTTATCTCAGCTACTAATGCTCCTGCATCTGTTATAGTCTCTACTACGGTTGAAGTCCAACCTAACTTCTTAGCTATTTGACCTACGTTTTGATTTATAAAGTTTGTGTATTCTTGTTTCATTATACCATTGCTTCTTAGAACCCCAGCAACCCATTGACCGCAATTGTTCTTAAACGGATCGTAATCGGTATATTTAGAACCCATAGTATCTTGTGCTTTCTGGAGTAATTCTTGTATTGTTAAATCAGGGGTAGGTTCTACCTTTATTATCTCATCATCTTCTTTCTTTGAGTATTGCTTTCTACCTAAACTTAACTCTTCATTTAACTCATAGATGTAGCCATTGATGACTAAGAACAAGTGTAATATCTTATCCCTGACACCAGCTTCTTTTACGGCTTTATCAATTTGACCCAGTGTTGCTACTTGAAGAAGTTTATTGACGTAGCTTTCAATTGGTCGTCTAACGATAAACATACCAACTATCTTATCGCCACCTTTCTTTTCCAGTTCCTGTTTAGACTTTTTAGGAACTTTTTGACCCATAAACTTACGTTTAAATCTTGTTATAAGACCCATTTATATATAATGTAATATATAAATGAAAAAATCTACTCACAGACAATTTACTCTAACGACCCTTTCATTTATTGAACGACTTGCATTGACCCGAGCGCCCCAAAGAAGATAATCTTTTCGTAGAAGGTATAAATAACTGCAACATCACCAGATTGAGTATTAGATGCAGTAATATCTAATCTTAATTGAGAAGCTGGAATACCTCTTTTAACACAATCAGCATCTCTATAACATTGGGTGTTAATCCAATTGACGAAGTATTGACCCATGTATGAACCATAGGTATTTTGGGAGGAAACTAAGGTAAATGGTAAGGATATATCCATATCGGTTAAATTACCGTAGATTGCAGTTAAACTTTCAGCAAGTCTATCACTTGCTTTTTGTAAGCCATCAGGATACATATTGATGAGTTCATTATCTAAGTATAATCTTAATGTTCCAACATCACTTGCTGTAGCACCGGTGTAAGCTTTACAGAAACCTGAACCTAATATACCGTTGTTTTCACTGAAGTTATTGAAAGCCACAGCAACCGCGTTAATGCTTCTTGCATTAATGGTTTGTAAAACAGAGGTAGAGTTAGTTAAAGAAGGTTGGAAGGAATTAACGGTGTTAATAGAGATAGGGAACATTTTACCTTGAGTATTCATTGCTTGAACGAGAGTAGCAACATAAGAAGCATCAGGTTGAATAGAAGTATAAACTAAGGAAATATCGTTTAATTCCCATGTGTTAATAGCACCTGCAGGAACTTGAAATACATTAGTAGTTGCATCAACTAAGAAACGAAGGGACATTGGAGCGCTCATTGCGAAAAGTGGAATATCTTCACCTGACACACCGCCTTGTAAGAAAGATGACATAATAGGAATGACTAATCTGTGTTCTATAGCACCTACTGATCCTGCACCTGTAGCACTGTAGTTAGTGTTTGGATGAACCGCAAGTTGATTAGATAATGAGCCTGTCATTTGAGAAAATGGGAGATGATTTGGCGCTCCAGCACAGCCTCCAAAAATCGCGGATTGAACGTTTTCATTTTGGGATGAGTATAACCAAGGATTGATGACATCTGTAGTCATTTTACCGTAGAAGTTCAAGTCTTCAATAACTTGAGAACCGTAAGTTAAGGTTAATCTATTGAATAAACGATTTGCACTACCTTGCGCTCCTTTGAACCCAAAGACGGTTGCAGTGTTGTTAGTGGATAATTTCAAATTACAGGTGATATACATAGAACCAGCTTTCAAAAATTGACCGTTAGAGAAGGGCAACTGGAACTCTAAAGGTTGCCCTGATTGCACGGTGTTAGAACCCAATGGTTTAATTACAGATTTTAAAAACTTAGTTGGTAATGCTTGTTGAATAGCATCTGGAACGATGGAAGAAGGTGGTAATGCAACGGAAGCAACTGAAGCATCTGCACCTGGATATTGTTTAAAACTTAACGCATCGATAGACATCTTTTAATAATGGCATAATATTAAAAAATTAAAATTTTGAATTTTTCCTGTCTTTGACATTCTTTTGAAACTTATACGGTTTCTTTGGTGGTTCTTTCGGTTGGTTTAAGCTCGGTTTTGTAGTCTCTAACACGAAGCCTTTCCTCTTTATCCTGTTGTTTTTTAAGTTTAGCATTCTCTTTATCTATTAGACGAGATATTTTTCTACTTTCTCTCTCTTTCATCTTTTGCAATTTACTCATAGTATCATCTTTTTCAGCACTCAAATCAAGCTGTTGTTGAAGCACTAATTTAGCTCTCTGTTGATACTCTTCAAGCTTCTTACGATGATCTTCAAGCACAAAGTTAGTTGTAATCTCCTCTACTGTAAGGGATACTGAATAGTCAAGGTTAAAGCTTTGTAAGTTGTATGGTATGTTCTCACTCTTTATTTGAAGGTTAATTGCTGTAATTTGACCGTTAGATAAGTCATTAACAATAGGTTTAGGAGGATCATATACTATATACGTTGATGGCTGTGTATATATCGGGATCACACACAAGTTTGTGGAATTATCCATTGGGCTGTTTATAGCCTCATAATTTCTACTGAATAAGTTATTACTCCACAGGTATAGATTTCTGGCTGGATTAACATTTGCCATACTATCGCTTGTTGTAGAGCTTCCAGAGGTTAAAGTCCAGGTTGATATGAAACCTAACCCTCTATCTATATAGTCATACTGATCTTCTTCCCCGAATGTGATTGTTGCTGATGGCGATAATGCTCCAAGACTAAATGTATATCTGTTTGTTCCCGCATCATATGAACCTGTTAATGAGACTGATATACCTGTTGTTGTTTGTATAGAGGTTGTTAATTTATTGACAACTTCATTTTTAAACGTTAAAGCATTATAATTACTCTTGTCAATGGTGTATTGTCCTGAGTAAGTATTTATCCCTTGGGTGAGCGTCCATTTAGACGTATTAGTATAATCATTCCATTGTAGAAATGAAAAGGGTATAGTAGCGTGATTAACATAGACCCGAAATTGACTTGGGATTTCACCGTTTAAACTTAGTGGTTCATTGAGCGTCCATGTAGCATTATTAACGTCTGTTCCTCTATCTCTTTCCCTTGTTGATAAGTAAAAATTGAATGTTCTTAGGTTTATACTCATTTTAATATATATACAACATTAAAATGATTAATTATTAAATCTAATTTCGTGTGCGCCTCCTTGAATTACAGGCTCTTCTATATCCCCACAATCACAGTTTGGATTATTACACTTATTAATATGTTCGTTTTTTAAGTGTTTCTTTCTTTCTTCATTGATGGCTTTTTGTGAAGACATAAAGAACCCAATAGATGCATTATACCAAGGATCTCTTTTACATGCAGGGTTATGACAGTATTTATAACCGTCTAACAATTGTGGGGTATTACAAGAGCCACATATCTTTGGTTTCAATATAGAACAGTAATAGAAGTGTCTTGCTTCAATATACTCTTCAAACTCTTTTTTAGTTTTACATATTCTCATATTCTCACCTGCTTCATCTGTTATTTTAAGGATAATCTTTTCATCTTCAGGTAAGGCTTCAAGAGTTGTTTCTAATGCATAACGATATGTTGATGGTTGTGATTTAAAGTATCTTTCATCAACCTCAACTGTCCTTGTTCTTGCAGTTTCTACTTTACATTCTTCTATTTTATCTTGACGTTCTTTTACCCTTGCATCAAGGGTTTCATTTAACTTTTCAACGTCTTCTTTAGACCACATTTTAGTGCTTAAGGTAAGGTGTTTTGGGCGGGTATTCATAAAGGCAAGTCTTTCCATCTTTTACCAATAGACAAAGATAAAAGTAAAAAATTAAATTTTTATATTGGTATTTATTTAAAAATAGGATGGATAGGACAGAACTCATAGAATTTATAAAAAAGAATTTAGATAAAGATAAGAACCTGATTACTGACCTCGGTATTAAGACTGCTGGGAGACCGAAAAACTCTAAGAACGTTAAACCTGATTATGTTGAAGTTGAGGCTTCTAAAATAGCTGATATACCTATTAGTGAAAGTGTCCTCAAGAAACTTGAAGATAAACCTAAAAGACAACCTACTGAAGCTCAAATAGCTGGGCTTCAAAAGGGAAGAGAAGCTCTTATGGCGAAATGGGAAAGATTGAGAATTGAAAGAGAAGCTATTAAAACAGGTGAAGGTCAAAACATCCGTATTAAATCACTTGTTAAAGATGCTAATCCTCACGCTAAAACAGTCCTCTTAAAGGTCAAAACAAAAGCTGATAAGAAATACAATAAAGTTAAACCTGAACCTCCTAAGTCTAAGAGGGTTCAAAAGGAAGAAAGTGAAGACGAATTTAGTGAGGAAGAAGAACCTGAAGAAACCACTACTGATTTCCCTACTGAAACTGAAGAAAGTGAAGTTGATAGTCGCGCACCTCCTAAGATCAAGAAATTACAACGCAAGGTTAAAGCACTTAAGAAAGTAGAGGAACAACTTAGTAAAGCAACCCCTAACCCAATTAATGTTTCTAATCCGTATAATAAATTTCTTAAATGGTAATTATTTTATAATAATTTTTCTTTTTTTCTTGCTATATGATAAATATGTCAAGAAAAGGTTATATATATAAAATAGTCAGTGATAAATGTGATAAATATTACATTGGAAGCACCCTTAAAACACTACAAGATAGATTTAGGGTTCATAAGAAGTTTGAAGGTTATAGTTCTAAACCTCTCTTTGATTACGATGATGTCCGTATTGAGCTTATAGAAGAGATGGATGTTAATGATAATAAAGAACTCTATCGTAGAGAAAGGGAACTTATCATTCAAAATAGGGATAATCTCCTTAACAAGAACTATAGATTTAATGATGAGGAATTAAAGGTTAAAAGCCACGAATACCAGAAAAAGAAATATGAAGCTAAGAAAGAATACTATAGCGAGAAGGCTAAAGAATACTACAGAAATAACATTGACAGTAAAAGAGAATACTATGAAAAGAACCGTGAGAAACTATTAGAATATCAAAAGGCTAAATACCAATCTAAGAAAGCCCTTAAACAACAAGCTATTGAAACACAATAGTAGAGGGTAAATTCATCTTATAACAAAAATAAAAACATTCAAACGAACAACCTTTAGTTTGAACTCCATCTTTAATAAACTGTATCCTCTTACGAGGTATAATTATCTGGAGATGATCTTGTCTATCTTTAAATATGTTCCTAAAATAGACTGCATTAATAGTCTGTGAGGGCATTATCATTATGAAAGGCTTATCTATATCTACTAACCTTTGTAAAACTTCTTTTTTTAGAGTGAAGGGAGGATTGCTTAATACGTAATCTCCTATTATATCATTCTCAAAAAAGTCTCCTTCTGGCTCTACGTGAGGTATATTTAACTGTTTAAAATACTCACTACTTCTACCGTTGCAAATGAATGGGTCGTGGGCGACCTTATCTAATGGTAAATATGGTTTGATTGCTTCCCAGGCACTTAAGGGTGTTTCATAGTCGTCATCTTTCTTATAAGATCTACAAGCGGTCATATACATGTCTTTTAGTATATAAAAATATTATAATTAAAAAAATAGGGTGTTAGGGGTTAGTGCTTTTAGGAGTTTTACCCCCCTTTTTACTTTACACTAAGATATATAAATTCCTAATCCTATTATTCTGTATTCTATACTACATATACAGAATACAGCATTCTGTATTTTAGGATTTTATAAAACCTTTGTATTTTATATATCCTAACCTCTAACCCCTAACCTATATATATATAATAATAATAATAATAATAATATAGTATAAGGTATAACCCTAAGGTTGTTTTCTCTTTATAAGAAGTAGAGGTTGTCGCCAGGGTATAAAACCAATCCAAACCATATTGATGACGCGCCCATCAAAATGAAAAAAAAATAAATTTTTATTTATTTTCTTTACACATAGTAAAGATAATAAAATGCAACCAATCCAACCAAACCAATGCAACCATATCTCTTTAAAGGGGGAGACCAAGGGTATGAAGACTTGCCGTTATAAAGTCCATAAAGATGGCTTGTGTGAGACCCATTATAATATTAAAGAAAGACACGATAAGAGAGATAAGGAAATCCCACGTGTTGATGTCCTTACTAAAGTAGAGTGCTTTGATAAGGAAATAGCAGACAAGCTATTAAAGAGTGTTGCTTTTCATAGTGATGATGAAGCTACTCAAAAACAATTAGAGATTGTTAAAGCTCAATTTAACAAGTATATCAAGAAGTCCAAATTAGAGGGTAATACCTATATGACAACCGTTAATTATGACCGTAGAACCTATGGTCGCTTTAACAACCGTGTAGGTAGAAATGACGCGTTTGTTTTAAGATGGTCTTGCACTAACATGCCAGGGTGGTTAAGAAATATCCTTTTCTATAGTCGTTATTGGGATCTTGATTTTTCTGGATGTCATAATAGTATAACAGACGGTGTTTTCAAGCACTATAACTTGGAACGTAAATATACTTCATTAGTAGCAGATAAAGATAGTAGAGAAGAGTTATTAACATCCTTATCACAAAACACAGGCTTAAGTCGTAAAGCATGTAAGACATTAATCCTTCGTATCTTCTATGGAGGTAATTATAAGGCTTGGTTTGATGACAACAATATAAGTTTGAATAGTATAAGTTTAGAGGATATAGACCACCTTGAAAACTTACAAGAAGAAGTTCATATCAACATTACTACCTTATTAAATGGAGAATTGAGACACTACCTTGATTTTACCCGTAGAGTAAAGGCAAGTGAGTTAGAACACAAAGAACAATTCTATCGTGATATATATAGTATTGCTTGGGCTTACTTCTGTCAAGATATTGAAAGAAGAGCAATAGAGCATTTGATAGTAGCAGTAGAGAAGTGTGATATACAAGTGGCAGGTATTATACATGATGGTTTTCATATGGAAAAGAAGTTCTCCGTAGAGCATATGAGAGATGTATTTTTTACAGAGTGGGAAGAGGCTGTTAAACAAGGCTTAAAAGATGATATTGGTATGGATATAGATTTGAAGGTAGAAGTCAAGCCAATGACCCCTAACTTTGATAAATTAGTAGAGTATAAAGAACAAGAAGAGGAAATCCCAGAAGCAAAGACTTATGAAGGTGTAAAGTTCTTGTTTGAAAAGAACAACTTCTTTTTAACCAGAGAAGGTAGATATTGTAGTGTCTTTGAAGATGGTGAATTTGTCTTGCAGAATAAAACCACATTTAAAGACCGTTTTGAGAATATGAAGTATGAAGAGAAACTATATAATGAAAAGAAAGAGAAGCACGAGATCAAGAAAGCATCCTTTATAGAGCGTTGGTTTAAGGATGAAGATAAGATGAGTTATACACAAGCTAAAGTATATCCTCCACCTATGAAATGTCCTACTGGTGAATATAACTTATGGACTGGTTTCAAAGCACAACAAACCAAGTATCCAGAAGGTAAAAGTGCTGAGGACTATAAGGAAGAAGTTGAGTATATCTTAAACCATATTAAATACCTTGGTGATTTAGGTTGGGAATACTTATTAAAGACACAAGCATTATACTGTCAAAAGCCAGGTTTCAAACAAGGAATTATGACAACTTATAAAAGTGATGCTGAAGGTATAGGTAAATCAACAATGTTAAATCTCAATAGTGCTTGGATGGGTGAAAGATGGACTGTAAAAATCTCAAACCCAGATGCGTCATTATTAGGGAACTTTAACTCTGTCATAGAGAATAAGGTATATGTCTTCTTAGAAGAATTTGATGGCGGTGATAGTAAGGGTCGTGCAGGTAAGATATTAATGGATTTGATTACATCTACAGTAGATACTATCAACAAGAAACAAGTGAATGAATTCAGTGTAAAATCATTTACTCATTTTGAAGGTTCAACTAATAGTCTTATTCCTAAAAAGATAAGTGATAAAAATCGTAGAGATGTGTTTTATGAAATTAAGGGTAGTCCTCACTCTAAAGAATACTTTGATAAATTATACTCTATCATTGAGAACGAACACGCTATGAAAGCATGGTATGAGTATTTACTTACTGTAGATATAGAGAATGTAAATTGGATTAGAGATAGACCAGCTACTGAGATGATGCAAGATATACAAGAAGCAAGTGAAGATCTCTTAAAGGGATGGTTATTAAAATGGATAGATGACCTTATATACAACCGTAGAGAAGAACAAACCTGTGAAGGTTATGATGTTAAATTCTCAGTTAAAGATGTGTATGACTTTTTCACCATGTATATAGAAAGTAGTCGTATCAAGTATGACGTAAATATTACCTCATTCGGTCTTAGATTAAAGAAGTTCAAATTAGACTGTTGGGAACACATAAAACCTAAGAATGTATCTACATACAAGTTTAACCTTATTGACTGTATTAAAGAGCTTCACACTAAGGGTATTTATACTGACGACGATATTTATACTTATGAAGCACCCGTTAAATATAGTATTTTCCCTCCTGCAATCTTAGAAAATAGTAATTAAAAATTCTATCCTGAAAAAATCTAATTGATTTTGTAAAAATATTTTATGAGTTTAATCATAACTTATAAAATTACAATGTTTGGACTTCATAATCACCCTTTAATTGAAGGCATTATTATTCAACTCAACAAAGCCATTAAAAAATGGATGACTAAGAAATGTGTTGAAGACCGTGTGTTTAAATTCAGCTTTGGAACAGAGGGAAGTTGGTGTATTGCAAGAATAGGCATTCCTTTAGAGGTAATTGACTATATTGTAAAGACGAGACTTGACAACTATGATATTAGAGACTATACTTATGATGTTATAAATGAAGACAGAATTTTAACCTTATATTTTCACAACTAAAGATAAGTCAAATACAAGGTGTGAGTGAGGACAAAGCACCAATATCAATTTTTAAAAATCTAATTGATTTTTAAAAATTATTTTAATAGTTTAGTATCAACTCATAAAACAATGTCTCGTAAAAACGCTTTTATTGCAGTTCTTAACGATAGAATTAAAGAATGGTTAAGGGCAAGTGATTATGAAGGAGGAATGTCTCGTTCTAAATACTCCCGTGGATTAACCATACAATTAGATACTAAAGGTTTAATGAAAAATGGTATTAATAAGAAGATACTTAAGGATATAATTGAAAATCGTATTGCTTACAAAGTTCTTAAGTATGAGATAAATAAGAAGGAAAACGACCCTACTCTTCGTTCTCTTACATTATACTTTATAAATCTTAATTAAGTATAAGACAAGGTGTGAGTGAGGACAAAGCACCAATATCAATTTTTAAAAATCTAATTGATTTTTAAAAATTATTTTAATAGTTTAGTATCAACTGATAAGATGAACCCCACAATTAAAGAAATAGCACAATGTATTGATGTTCCATTAATGGATTGCCCTAACATAGCCTCAATGATATATGATTATATTCGTGTTAATATTGAGGAATATTTACCTCCTACACTACAAATAAAATATATTACAAGACATGATGATATTGAAGAGAGTATTCATTTAATGTTTAGAAACGGAGAATTGAAAATCTATGAAGAGCGTGAAGGTTTTGAAATTTTCAACGAGGAGTTTTTAGAGGAACATACTCGTGATTGTAAAATTTATGTTCCACACGATAAACCAAATGTTTATAGTATCTATAGTGAGACTTATGGAAACCCTTATAAACTATTATATAAGATATTTAGTAAGAAAAACATACAGAAGAATACAAATATAGAAATACAATTAAGAGGAGGATTTAAGAAGCACCTCTTACCACGCAATAGATATATATCTATACCATACAGTAAAATTAGACCTGGTATAGCTGGAGATGTCTATAGTAGATTTTTCAATGAGATGAAAGAGTATATTGAGGAGAATGAGGATAAAGCTCATTTATTTTTATAAGTATAATACACGGTGTGAGTGAGGACAAAGCACCAATATCAATTTTTAAAAATCTAATTGATTTTTAAAAATTATTTCTAATATTTTTCATAACTACTAATACAATTTATAATGTCTTGCCCTGAATGCCCTGCTTGTCGCCTTGTTGAATGGTTAGAAGAACAAATTGATAATCTTACAGAAGAAGAGTTTATCAAAGGTTTTATTTTTGATATTCCTCGTAATGTTTGGAAGTCTAACGATTTTGATAAAAAGAAGATAAATAGAGCCTTAATGACAATGAAGTATCGTATTAGAGGTTCATGTATAACATATAATAGAAGCCGTAAAATTTATTTTGTTAAGATTGAATTTTCTGGAATATAAAGTATAATACACGGTGCGAGTGAGGACAAAGCACCATTTAAAAATATTATGTTTTAAATTAAAACCTAATATTTATTTTTTACCTTTACCCTTTCTTTTACCTTTCTTTGGTTTCATAACGACACCACCCATTTTATACATAACCATAGGAGAACCTGGAAATTGAGAATAAGGGGTCATTGAACCTAAAGGAGAGATAATACCCCCACGTTGAAATGGAAGGCCTCTTAACCCGGAAGCAAGAGCGCCAGCTCCACCCTTAACGAGACCTCCAGCAAGGCCTCCAAGTGCTTGACCTGCAATTGCACCTCCAACGCCTCCATAACGAGAACCGATTATTCCACCAACGGCATCTCCAGCCATTCCAGCAAGACCACCAAGCGCACCCGCACCCGCGCTCAAAACATCCCCGAAAAACCCTTTAGACACTGATTTATTGTTTAATCTCATAGCCATTTTTACTATAATATAAATATTAAAAATAAAAATTTTAAGCAATCACTCCTCCATCCTTATATCTTAGGTATTTATCAACAAGGTCTTTTTTACCGAGTATCTCCTCTCTTATAAAATCAGTTTCAATAGTTGCAGGATTAGTCTCGTATTCACCATTGTCTGTTAGTTGTTCTTCCTGATATTTCAAATACCACTTATAATACATGGCTTCAATTTCAGTATCTATTTCATCTGGTAAAAACCTAAATCTTAAAACCTCAGTAATATCAAAATCAGGAAACTCTTGTTCCTCAGCTTTTTTTTTTCTCTCTTCTTCCATCTTCTTCTCTTTTTTTTTCATTTTAGTTTCAGCACCCTTTTTACCAGCCTCACTTCTTTTTTTTTTTACTTCCTCAAAAGCCTCTCCTTTACCTTTAGCCTCGGCTTGTTTTCGTTCTTCATCATCAAGTAGAAGTTGCCCTATAACTTTATCAGCAATTTCACCAGATGAAGAGGAGCTTTTAGGATTAGGTAATCCTTTAGGGTTTATATATGGGAGACTTAAAGCACCAGACTGAAACTTCCCAAGTAATTCATTTAATTGTTTTTCAACTTCACCCTTAACGTCTTTTGACTTGTCAGCAAGAACACCACTTATAGCATTGTAGTCTTGAGGTTTAGGAACATAGTAATTATTTCTATAAGGCGAGTATATAGGAACTCTTACGTCAGGAATGAATGTTTGGAAATTAGCACCTGGTTGTTTCTTACCTATACCAAGATCAGCAAGAACCTCTTTTTCTCTACGAGGCTTCCTTGGCGCTCTTTTCCTTCTAATAGTAATCTTTTCAAAAATATCTTCAAGAGACTTACCCTTGATTGCAAGTTCAGCTCTCGTATCTTTGACTTTAATAACTTTTCTCTTATTACGACGCATCTTTATATATAGACAATATATAAAAATGTAAATCTTAAATTCTTGTTGGAACTGTATTTATAAGCCTTCTAACCTCTCTCTTAATTTGAGGTAGTAATTTCACCTGTCCGTCATTTAACCAACGTGCAAGTTTAACGGTAGTCTTCACCGGTATAACTACTTCCCCACTGTGAAGCACAGCTGGGACAGCCACAGACTTCTCAGGCTTTCTATATCTTATTCTTAAACGACGTATCATTTTACTATTATATCAACATAATTTAAGCAATTTTAATAACTTCAAATGTTATAACACCATATTGATAATCAGCATGTGGTAAGCCTGTAGATCTATCAACAACCCATAAATCAATTCTTTGTTCTAAGTTGATATTACCAAAGTCATAATAAGTTAAGAAGGAAGGTGCGCTGTATGAACCTGTATATTGTTGGTATGTAAAGTAAGGAAGATTACCCAAGCTATTAACAAGGTTAGAACTTCTAACTTCAAATGCAACGTTTGTTAAAGGATCGCTCACACTTATAACATCTGTAATACGAACTGAGTATAAACCACTTTCTAATTTAGTATCATAATACACAGGAGCGTTTGCTTGAGCTGTTGCATCTATGTATATTTGAAAAGTTCTTGTTTGTCCTATTTCAGTCATCTTTATTATTACATCAATATTTTATCAAATTTTTTATACATTTCCTGTTTCCCATTTCCGTAGTTTAACATTATAAAGCTATAGGGTTCAGCCCAACAAAAATTCAAAATATCCTCAGGGACATCAAACTCTTCACTAACGCGTTTTCTTTCCATCTTAGATTTAACCTTGAAAAAGATAAACACATCACAGTTAGTTCTTATCAACATGGGAACACCTATATACCTTTGCACTGAAGCTATAACTGTAATATTGTAATGACGAGAACATGTGTATAAGTGAGCGAGGACTTTGTTCTTCTTATTTAAGAGGTCGCTTTGACAATCATCAATGACTATACAATGAGCTGGTTTTTTCGCACCTTTATGTTTAGCCATATAGTCATCGTTATATTGACTAATCTCTCCTATGATATTATTCAAATCATCTTCGTCATACTTATCATAGTATCTACCATCTTCAACAAGCTCTTCTAATATATCCCCCAACTTATCAGTATCTCTTATAGCTGTAGGACTGAACCAATAGATCCGATGGAAATGTTGCTTGTATCCATTATTACTATCAAAGAGTGTTTTAAGTAATGTGGTCTTACCACTTCCCCTTGGAGCTGAAATTAACATATTCACAGATCTCTTAGGTAGAGGGTCTTGTGAAAATGATATTTGATTATCGTATGCTCGTAGGTCATCTGTTAATTTATTCTTAACTACTTGATACATATTTAACAATTATGAAAGATTATATTTATGAATATATAAAGAATGAGTTTAACGAGTTTATCTACTCTACAATTTAATTATAACCTTACAGGCCTTGATGATATTAACACAGGAGACGGAAACGTTTTACCAGTTGCATCAGGGTCAAACATAACAGTGGTAAATGATACAACTCAGTATATAGTAAATTTAAACGACGATATTACAATAGATACTATTACTGCAGGGACAGGCACATTTTCCTCTATTATATCAACCAACTATACAGGGACTAACGCGACTATAACAAATTTAGTTAATACAACCTTTACAGGGACTAACGGAACTATATTAAATTTAGTATCAACTAACTTTACAGGCACTAATGGTAGAATAACAAACCTTGTCTCAACCACATTTACAGGCACTAATGGCTTTATAACTAATTTAGTAAATACAACATTTACAGGGACAAATGCAACTATCAATAGTGCTATAATTCCAAGTCTTGTCTCAACAACCTTTACAGGCACTAATGGCTTTATAACAAATTTAGTATCAACTAACTTTACAGGGACTAATGGTAGAATAACAAATCTTGTAGCAACTACCTTTACAGGCACTAATGGCTTTATAACTAATTTAGTAAATACAAACTTTACAGGGGCTAATGCAAGTATCAATAGTGCAACAATTCCTAACCTTGTCTCAACTACATTTACAGGGGCAAGTGCAAGTATTAATAACATCGTATTCATAACCGGGACTGGGACTACAATGAATACAACAACAACAAGAGCAACATCATATACATCTAACGCTAATACGAACCCTATGTTATACTCTATAAATAATGACACAACATTAAGTGCAAATGGTAGTGCTGGGACGCGTGTGTATATTAGACCTAATGGATACTTATCAACTACAAACCAGTCATACTTTGATAATAACGATGGTCGTCTTACAACACCCTTTATTACAACTGCAGATATGATAAGTAATAATATAAGTAATACAGCCTTAATAACAACTAATAATCTTCAAACATCAACTCTTGGTGTTTCAGGCACAGCAGTTATAAATGATCTTGACGTATCCACAAACTTAGATGTTAATACAATTAGATGTTATACAGGAGCTACATTAAATGATAATGGGTATTTAAGACTATCAAACTCCCTTACTGATAGTTTTAGTTTAAGATATGATACAGCAAGTAATAATGCAAGGTTCTCAACACAACCTACAACTAATGGTGTCCTTGATGTTGGTTATTATACAGCGGGTCTTGCAAGTAATGCTTGGAACTCTCGTATTCAATTAAACGGCTTCTCAGGTAATATAGGTTTATCGGGTAATTTAAGTGCTACAGGTAATGCCCTTATTCAAGGTAGAGTTAATGCTGTAGGAGAGGTTGCAAGTTTAAATAGTATAAGATGTTTTTCAGGCACATGGACTTCTAATGGAAGCGATATATTCCTTAATACAAACGGGGCAAGTATAATCTACATGCGTCCTAACGGAGCAGGTTCAACATCTAACGAAAGTTGGTTCAATAATAATTCAACCTCAATACAAGGAGGATTAATAAAAACAAATTCAGGAAGACAAGTAGCAATAGGAGGTATTGATCCTAATGCTACAGATACATATGTTAAAC